ATGCTGACCGGGCAAATCAAACAGTTCTGGCTTGAGTCTGGCTGCGTCTATGGTTATCGCAAGATCCATCTCGATCTGCGTGATACCGGACAGCAGTGCGGAGTGAACCGGGTCTGGCGGCTGATGAAGCGTGCCGGAATAAAAGCTCAGGTTGGGTACCGTAGCCCACGAGCACGTAAAGGCGAAGCCAGTATCGTGACACCCAACAGGCTTCAGCGGCAGTTCAATCCGGACTCACCGGATGAGCGTTGGGTGACGGACATAACCTACATCCGAACCCACGAAGGCTGGCTGTATCTGGCCGTGGTGGTTGACCTGTTCTCCCGAAAAGTTATCGGCTGGTCAATGCAACCCCGCATGACAAAAGAGATTGTCCTGAACGCATTACTTATGGCGGTGTGGAGGCGTAATCCTCAAAAGCAGGTACTGGTTCACTCTGATCAGGGTAGTCAGTACACGAGCCATGAGTGGCAGTCGTTCCTGAAATCACACGGTCTGGAAGGCAGCATGAGTCGTCGCGGTAACTGCCACGACAACGCGGTTGCGGAAAGCTTTTTCCAGCTACTGAAACGCGAACGGATTAAGAAAAGGATCTACGGAACGAGAGACGAACACAGAAGCGATATTTTAGATTATATCAAAATGTTTTATAACAGTAAGCGTCGGCATGGTTCGAGCGAGCAGATGCCACCGGCTGAATATGAAAACCTATATTATCAACGGCTCAGAAGTGTCTAGATTATCCGTGGCGATTCAGTGTTTGAATTTTACTCAGCATGATAATAGAACACCGTTGTGGCTATGTTAGATAATAATATGCTTTTTCATGCTCTTTAGTGATGAATTTTTTTAGTCTTATTGTGTAGGTTATAGTTAATATTAGGCTCGTTATAAACCATAAGCAGCCTAAAGTAATTACTGCTAACACAATAGTAAGGAAAGATTTGTTATGTGCTGTTTCTTTTATGGAATTGGCAATTTTTTCCCGATATTCGGGGTGTGTGAATGATTCGCAAATAAAATTCCTAAGGGGAGTGCTGATCTTTTTTTCATTAATTAACTTATCCGCGGCCCCAGACAGGCAAGTTTCTTCTGTGATATACCATGAAGGTTTGAATGCATGTTCTGATGCTTTGTCAGTTGTGATCAGGAACCACTCATCAGTTTCCTTGAGAATTAACGATGTCCATCCATTTTGTATTTGTAGTAGTTTCGTACCATAAAATGAACCTGTAGCAAATGTAACTGAAAGAAATAAAATAATGAAAGATAATAAGACAACATCAAGGTAGGTTAACTTGGGTATTTTTTTTGTGGATATTTTAACCATAAAAAAACGAACGCGCCATATGCTAATTTTTGCTTTTTTATAAATCTCGTCAATTTCGTCTAGTGGCTTGTTAAAGTAATTCAAGATGATTTTTATTATAGGTAAGGCGGCTATTAATGTTCCTATTGTTTCTTTGCTAAATAAATTAACCAGACTTTGAGTTAACACCTGAATTCCTTATCTTTTTAAATAAATAGCCTGCATTGTGCCATTTTTTACACAATTGGAAAAGCTCGTCATCTAAGGAGGCGATGGCAATCTATCGCCATGAACGCAAAACTCACAGAATTCATGCGCTTATCACCAACCTGATCCGCACCGGCACCGTGACCGAAGTGGACCGGGAAAACTGGCTATGCCGGGTGAAGGTGGTCGAACTTGAAACCAACTGGATTAACTGGCTGACGCTACGCGCCGGTGGTGCCCGTACATGGTGGTGCCCGTCGCCGGATGAGCAGGTGGTCGTCCTTAGCATGGGCGGCAATCTCGAAACTGCTTTTGCGCTGCCTGCCATATACTCCAGCCAGTTTTCACCGCCGTCGGATTCCGTAGACGGCTGCGTGACGCAGTACCCGGACGGGGGCTGGTTTGAGTATGAACCCGACACCGGACGCTGGCACGTAAGGGGTATCAAATCCATGGTGATCGAGGCGGCAGACAATATCACCCTCAAAACCGCTGAGTTTGTCGTGGAGGCCGATACCACGCGCATCAACAGCGAGGTGGTGATCAACGGCGCCGTCATCCAGGGCGGCGGCCCGATGAGTTCCAACGGGATCGTGGTGGATGACCAAGCCCATATCAAAGTCATGAAGGGCGGCGACACGTCTGGAGGTCCGGTATGACGCTGTATCTCGGCATGAGTCAAAGCAATGGGAAAGTCATTACGGACGCAGACCATCTGCGCCAGTCGGTGCGCGATATTCTGTTGACGCCGCAGGGTAGCCGCATTGCCCGCCGGGAATATTGCTCCCTGTTGTCCATCCTGATTGACCTGCCGCAGAACCCGGTACTGCGCCTGCAGATCATGTCTGCGTTGTATATGGCCCTGAGCCGCTGGGAGCCACGCCTGACGCTGGGCTCTATTACCATCAATTCTCACTTTGACGGCCCCATGGTGGTTGACCTTACCGGGCAGCGCAACAACGGTGAGCCGATTTCCCTTTCCGTATCAACAGGAGCAGACAATGGCGGTCATTGACCTTTCCCAGCTTCCCGCGCCGCAAATTGTGGACGTGCCGGATTTTGAGACGCTACTGGCGGAACGCAAGGCCGCTTTTCTGGCGCTGTATCCGGAGGATGAGCAGGCAGCCGTCGCGCGCACGCTGACGCTGGAATCTGAACCCATCACAAACAGCTGCAGGAAAGTACCTAGCGTGAAGTTCTGCTGCGCCAGCGTATCAACAAGGCCGCGCAGGCGGTCATGGTGGCCTATGCCCTCGGCGGCGATCTGGAGCAGCTGGCCGCCAACTATAACGTGAAGCGCCTGACGGTAACGCCCGCCGATACCGACGCCGTGCCGACTGTTGCTGGTGTTATGGAAAGCGACGAGGCGCTGCGCCTGCGTGTTCCCGCTGCATTTGAAGGGCTGTCCGTCGCCGGGCCGACGGCGGCCTACGAGTTACACGCTAAAAGCGCCGACGGGCGCGTGGCGGATGCCAGCGCAACCAGTCCGTCCCCGGCGGAAGTGGTTCTGACTGTACTGAGCCGCGAGGGTGATGGCACGGCAGACAATGACTTGCTGGCCGTGGTTGAAAAGGCGCTGAACAATGAGAGCGTGCGCCCGGTGGCTGATTACCTGACCGTGCGCAGCGCCGAAATTATCCCGTACAGCGTGGAAGCCACCATCTTTCTCTATCCGGGACCGGAGGCGGAGCCGGTGATGGCGGCGGCAAAAGCCAGCCTGCAGAAGTACATCGCCAGTCAGACGCGGCTCGGACGTGATATACGCCGCAGCGCCCTTTATGCCGCGCTGCATGTCGAAGGTGTGCAACGTGTTGAGTTGGTTTCTCCACTAAATGATGTGGTGCTAAATAAGACGCAGGCCGCCTCCTGCATGCAGTGGAATGTGACCAACGGGGGCACGGATGAATAGTCTACTGCCGCCTGGCTCATCGCCGCTTGAGCGCCGACTGGCACAGAGCTGCAGTGGCATTTCCCGGCTTAAGGTGCCGTTGCATGACCTGTGGAACCCGGCAACCGGTCCGGTCAATATCCTGCCGTATCTGGCGTGGGCGTTTTCTCTGGACCGCTGGGACGAGAGCTGGACGGAAAGCGTTAAGCGCCGGGTGGTGCAGGATGCGTTCTATATTCATCAGCATAAAGGGACTACCAGCGCCGTGCGTCGGGTAGTGGAGCCGTTCGGCTTCCCGATCCGCATTATCGAATGGTGGCAAACCGGTGAACAGCCAGGCACGTTCCGCCTGGATATCGGCGTGCAGGACCAGGGCATCACGGAAGAAACCTATCTGGAGTTGGAGCGCCTCATCAGCGACGCCAAGCCGTGCAGCCGTCATCTGATCGGCATGTCCATCAACCTGCAGACCAGTGGGCCTTATTTCGTCGGCGCAGCCAACTACACAGGTGAAGAAATCACGATTTATCCGTATATCAACGACACCATTATTTCCGGCTGCAACGCCTACGAGGGCGGGGCGGTCCATGTTATCGATACAATGAGAGTGAATCCATGAGCGCAAAATTTTACACCCTGCTGACGGATATCGGCGCGGAGAAACTGGCAAGCTCCGCCGCGCTCGGTGTGCCACTGAAAATTACCCAGATGGCTGTGGGGGATGGTGGCGGTGTGCTGCCAACGCCAAACGCTCAACAGACAAAGCTGGTCAGTGAAAAACGCCGTGCAGCTCTCAATATGCTTTATATCGATCCGCAGAACAGTAGCCAGGTGATCGCTGAGCAGGTGATACCTGAAACAGAGGGCGGTTGGTGGATTCGTGAGGTTGGGCTGTTTGATGAAACTGGCGCGCTGATCGCAGTGGGGAACTGCCCGGAGAGCTACAAGCCGCAGCTTGCAGAAGGAAGCGGACGCACGCAAACCGTGCGTATGGTACTGATTACCAGCAGCACGGACAATATCACCCTGAAGATTGATCCATCGGTAGTGCTTGCAACCCGTCAATACGTCGATTAGGTTGCAACAGGAATGCTTAAAAAAGCCGAAAATGGTGCTGATATTCCTGATAAGCAGAAGTTCTTACAGAATACCGGACTTTTCAATATTGTTAATCCAACAAGCCCAAACCAGACCGTACTCTATACACCGGACATGAAAAAATGCCTGGTCATCCGTGAGGACGGTTCATGGGGGGCTAGGGTAGTCAATAACGGTCAGGTGATAGCGCTGCCTGTGAGTGCAGGTGGAACCGGGGCAGCAACCGAAGAGGATGCCCGAAAAAATCTTGGTATTGATCTTTTGCTTGAAGGTAAGCAGCCGCTGAACAATGTGCTGACAGCCTTTGCCGGGCTGACGATGCAACAGAACACCTTCCCTTATTTCACTGGAGATAAACAGGTGGCAGTGACCGCGATCAGTGAGTTTATGCGCGTGATGCTGGGGAAAGTAGATGCAGCCAGTATTGCGGCTTATCTGGGGATGGGAAGTGGTGCACCGGTTATTGGCTCTCCTTTTGCATGGCCTTTGGCGCAGATGCCGAGTGACGTATTTGACGACATGAAAAACATGGTTTTTTTGAAAGTGAATGGCGCGCCATTTGATAAGAATAAATACAGCAAGTTAGGTGTGACATACCCGTCTGGCGTGTTGCCGGATATGCGTGGCGAGTTCATACGGGGTTATGACGACGGACGCGGGGTTAACCCTTCTCAGAATTTGCTCGGTTGGGCTGCCGATGAATTCAAAACACACAAGCATCCCTTCTTGGGGTCAGGCGGTGCAGCCGGGAATAATACCGTTTTTTGTGTCGAAACAGGCATCAGGGGAATTTATACCAATGGCATAAACCAGCCTGATGGCTCAGTAGCGCCTGCATTTCAGGAGCCAGGTGGAACAGAAACTCGCCCACGTAGCGTGGCATTCAATTTTATTGTGAGGGCGGCGTAATGGCTAAAGCGACACTAAATAAAAACGGTATTGCCACAAAAGCCGGTGATATCACGGTTTATAACTATGACAGTTGTACGGGAGAATATCTGTCTGAGTCAGTCGAATACCTCTCTGTCGGGGTTGGTATCCCTGCCGACTCATGCACAGATGCGCCCCCAGTGAAAAAATGCGGTTTTACTGTTTGCCGTAATGTGGGCAGTAATCTCTGGGAATATATCGAAGACCGCCGGGGGAGCTAGCCTATGAAACGGCGACAGGCAAACCGATCGTCATTTCTGTGCCGGAAGCGTATGACGACAGTATAACGCTCGTAGCACCGTCAACACCTTATGATAACTGGAACGGTAGCGAGTGGGTAACAGATGAGAAGATGCAAAAAAAAGCTCAGGTGAAGACTACAGAGCAGAAAAAAACGCACTTCTGGCTGTTGCTCAGAGTACCATCAGCCTGTGGCAGACTGAGCTACAACTCGATCTCATCAGTGATGAGGACAAAGTTAAACTGAGATTATGGATGCATTATAATCGCGACTTGCAGGCCATAAAAACATCTGAGGCGCCTGATGTTCTTTGGCCTGAAGAACCTGAGTTAGTTTAGCTCTAAAGATGAATTTGGCTTACGTCGCCAGTTCAGGATGAAAGATTTAATGGTCTTATTATCTTCAACGAAATGATAGCAAGCCGAAGCCATCACTAAATTAATTAAGGCCAAAAGTGTCCAGATAAACCATGTAGGCAATGATGCAAGGCTGTCATGATATTTGGTTATGTAAATCATTATAGGTAATTGCATCAGGTAAAATGAGTAACTTATTTTTCCTAAATATATCAATGGCAAAGTAAGGGCGTTTTTATTAATTGCCGCAGCTGCGAGGTAATAAACAATAAAACATGTTGCTGGTAATGTAATGTAGTTGTTTTGCATCCAGCCATTATTGTTGGTTGGAGAAATGAAAAATAGAGAAGCTATAGCAAGAATAAACAGAGTGTTGTTAAGTTTGGTAATGCGAAAGCCGCGAGAGAAGATACAACCAATGGCTACTCCTGCGACAAATTCGGGCAGACGATGAATAGGGCTGACATAATAACGAGGAAAAGCAGCGCTATTAGTTAGTATCATAGATGTTGGTATGATTATTGATGATATTAATACTGCAATGCCTAATGCGACAACCGGTCTTTTTTTAATCACTGGCAACAGGAGTGGGAAAACAAAGTAAAAAAACATTTCGGTTGAAACGGACCAGGAACCGCCGAAGTTCCATTGGCTAAAACTATCCGGAAACCATGACTGTGCAGTAGTTAAAAACAATAAAATATATGTTGAGATTTGCGTTGTGTTGTACTCAAAAAGGAAAGGGGCTGTAATTAATCCCATGATCAGATAAGCGGGGAATATTCTGGCAATTCGAGAACGATAGTAATTATCCTTCATGCCATTTCTTGATGCCCATGCCATGACAAAACCAGAAAGAACAAAGAAGAAAGACATCCCGATAGCACCATTGTTGATAATAGACTGCAGCCAGTCAGAGACATCAGCCTTATATCTGAGATTACAGTGGAATAAAAATACATAGAAAGCAGCAACAAAGCGGAATATCGTTAATCCGTGAAGGTCATTTCTGATGTTCATAGTCATATTCAGGTTAAATTTTTCCTGATGCTAACACAGCATGGGATGGCGATGCCCATCGTTTTCTTCATTCTAAGCCAAAATGCAAATTCATACTCCCTGAATTGTACCATCTCTCACACACATCCTGCCGCGCGCCTATCAACCAGAACATATACACACCCCCTGTAAACCGGAGAGACTGCCTTATGGCTCAGGATTACCACCACGGTGTGCGCGTCGTTGAGGTCAACGATGGCAATCGACCAATTTTAACAGTAAGCACGGCAATTGTCGGTATGGTCTGTACTGGCGATGATGCAGATGCGTATGTGTTCCCTCTTAATAAGCCGGTCCTGCTTACCGACGTGCTGACCGCCAGCGGTAAAGCAGGCGAGTCCGGCACGCTGGCCCGTTCGCTGGATGCAATTGCCGACCAGGCTAAACCCGTTACCGTAGTTGTACGCGTTGCGCAGGGAGAAACCGAAGCGGAAACAACCTCAAACATTATCGGCGGCGTGACAGCTGACGGTAAAAAAAAACGGGCATGAAGCGCTGTTATCTGCGCAGTCCCAGCTCGGCGTTAAGCCGCGTATTCTTGGCGTGCCGGGGCACGACACGCAGGCGGTTGCCACTGAGCTGCTGAGCGTGGCGCAGAGTTTGCGCGGGTTTGCTTATCTGTCCGCCTACGGCTGCAAAACAGTGGAAGAGGCTATTGCCTATCGCGCTAATTTCAGCCAGCGCGAGGGGATGCTGATCTGGCCTGATTTCATCAGTTTTGATACCGTGCTGAATGCTGACGCAACGACTTACGCCTCAGCCCGTGCGCTTGGCCTGCGTGCCAAAATTGACGAGCAGACCGGCTGGCATAAATCCCTGTCCAACGTGGGCGTGAACGGCGTCACCGGCATTTCTGCGGATGTGTTCTGGGATTTGCAGGACCCGGCAACCGATGCGGGGCTGCTGAACCAGAACGATGCCACCACGCTGATCCGCAAAGACGGTTTCCGCTTCTGGGGTTCCCGCTGCCTCAGTGACGATCCTCTGTTTGCCTTTGAAAACTACACCCGCTCCGCGCAGGTACTGGCTGACACCATCGCAGAAGCGCACATGTGGGCGGTGGATGGCGTACTTAACCCGTCGCTGGCACGCGACATTATCGAAGGTATTCGCGCCAAACTGCGCAACCTGAAAACGCAGGGCTACATCATCGGCGCCGACTGCCGGCTGGATGAGTCCTTAAACGATAAAGATTCCCTGAAAGCCGGGAAGCTCACTATCGATTACGACTATACGCCGGTACCGCCTCTGGAAAACCTGATGCTGCGCCAGCGCATCACCGATCAGTATCTGCTGGATTTCTTCAGCCAGGTCAGCGCGTAAGGGGACAATATGGCTTTACCACGCAAGTTAAAACACCTGAACCTGTTTAACGACGGGAATAACTATCAGGGGATCGTTGAGTCTCTGACCCTGCCTAAATTCGGCCGCAAGTTTGAACAGTATCGCGGTGGCGGTACTGGATTCGCGCCTGATGAGTCTGACGCTGACGGATAACCGGGGCTTTGAAGCGGAGCAGCTTGATCTGGAGCTGGACGACTCGGACGGGCAAATCGTTCTGCCGCGTCGCGGGGCCGTTATTCAGTTTGCGCTGGGGTGGAAAGGTCAGCCGCTTTTCCGAAAGGGAGCTTTACTGTCGATGAGATTGAGCACAGCGGCGCGCCTGACCGTCTCACAATTCGCGCGCGTAGCGCAGATTTCCGCGAAACCCTGAATACGCGGCGTGAAAAGTCATGGCACCAGACAACGCTAGGCGAAGTCGTGAAGGAAATCGCCGCCAGGCATAAATTAAAGATGGCGCTGGGCCATGACCTGATGGACAAGCTTGTCGATCATCTTGACCAGACAAATGAAAGCGACGCCAGCTTTTTGATGAAGCTGGCGCGGCAGTATGGGGTGATAGCTTCAGTTAAGGACGGTAATCTGTTGTTTATCCGCCAGGGGGCAGAGCAGAACGGCAAGCGGTAAGCCGCTGCCGGTTATCACCATAACCCGAAAGGCCGGTGACGGCCATCGTTTTACCCTGGCCGATCGCGATGCCTATACGGGAGTAATTGCCCGCTGGCTCCATACCCGTGAGCCAAAGAAAAAAGAGGCAGCAAAGGTTAAGCGCCGTCGAAAGAAAACCACTGCGGCAAAGGAGCCGGAAGCAAAACAGGGATATTACCTGGTTTGGACGGATGAAAACGTGCTGGTTCTCAACAGAACTTATGCAAACCGCAGCAATGCAGAGCGAGCGGCAAAGATGCAGTGGGGACGTCTGCAGCGCGAGGTTGCAACCTTCTCCCTGCGGCTCGCAGAGGGAAGGGCTGATCTCTACACCGAAATGCCAGTGAAGATAAGCGGCTCTAAACAGCCAATTGATGATGCCGAATGGACCATTACCACGCTGGCGCACAGTGTCACGGCAGATGATGGTTTAACCACTACTCTGGAGCTTGAAGTGAAGATTGATGATTTCGAAATGGAATGATTGGTTTCAAAATGCGAACAATGATGTATTATTATTGCGAACTGGTTAATAGTGAGGGCTAATTATTATGATGAATTGTCCTATGTGGGCAGGCTGCTCATACTCTAAGCAGCTTCCAGGTTTCAAATGAAACAAAAGAGCGCTACAACCAGTGCACTAACATCGAGTGCGGGCATACCTTTGTGACGCATGAAACTTTTGTGCGCTCAGTATGCCGTCCTCAAAAAATCAGCGCAGCACCTCCTCATCCAAAAGGTATGCAGGAACAATTTGCTTACTGAATCCGGCCCGCCATTGGCGGTTTTTTTTATGGCCGATGAGTGATGTGTAAAGTGGATGAGTACCGATTTGTTAGCTGTAAACCATTTCGGATGGTCTAAGCATGCTACTGTTTCAAGCATCTGTAACGCCGGGGTGCGCAGGTATCGAGGAGTTATGAGTTCTGGTAAATATTGGATAAGCAATAACTACATTTACGGGCCAAAGGAGTCTGGTCGCTTCTGGATTTCAGGTGGGTACATCTATGGGCCAAGAAATTCAGGGAAGTATTGGATAAGCGGAAACTACATTTATGGTCCCAAGCATGGCGGTAAGTTTTGGATTAGTGGTGGTTATATCTACGGACCTCCTGGGTTGGAACTGCCTTGGTTATCGTAGCGCTGCCACTATTTTGTCGCCATAAACACCTCAGCAATGCTCTAACTGATTGAATATAAAGCTAACAAATTTCAGGCAACAAAAAACCCATCAACCTTGAACCAAAACGGCGGGGTTGATGGGCTCCACAAATTGGGGACATCAAAGAAAAGCAGTGGCACTAGTTATGACTGCCACCTGATAAAAAAGTTCTGCGCGTAACAAAAATATTTTCCGCCACGCGCATTCTTAGGAGTTATCCGAGCCCCGGCCAGATGATGATGATCAGCGTACCCGCCAGCGTGAGCAGTACGTTAGCGATAGCATAGGTGCCCGCATAGCCCAGCGCCGGAATGTTGCTGCGCGCGGTGTCGCTGATGATTTCCATAGCAGGCGCACAGGTACGCGCCCCCATCATCGCCCCGAAGAGCAGGGCGCGGTTCATGCGCAGCACGTAGGCGCCGAACAGGAAGCAGATCACCACCGGCACCAGGCTGACGATAAGTCCGGAAACCAACATCTGCCAGCCAACGGCACCCAGGCTGTGGCCAATGCCGCTTCCCGCGCTTAAGCCCACGCCCGCCATAAAGACCATCAGACCGAACTCTTTCACCATGTTCAGCGCGCCCTGCGGAATGTAGCCGAAGGTCGGGTGGTTCGCTCGCAGGAAGCCCAGCATGATCCCGGCGAACAGCAGCCCGGCGGCGTTACCGATGCCGAAGCTAAAGTTGCTGAACTGGAAGGTGATCATCCCGATCATCAGGCCAACGATAAAGAAGGCGCAGAAGGCCAGCAGGTCGGTGACCTGGCTGTGAATGGAGATAAAGCCGATGCGGTCGGCCACGGTTTTCACGCGGCGGGCGTCGCCGCTGACCTGCAGAACGTCGCCTTTGTTGAGCACCACGTTGTCGTCGATCGGCATCTCAATCTGGCTGCGGATCACGCGGTTGAGGAAGCAGCCGTGGTCGGTCAGCTTCAGCTGCGCCAGGCGGCGGCCAACGGCGTTATGGTTTTTCACCACGATCTCTTCGGTGACGATGCGCATGTCGAGCAGGTCGCGGTCGAACACCTCTTTGCCGTTACGGAAGCTCGGGTCGAGACGGGCGTGGGCGTCCGGGTAACCGACCAGCGCGATGTCGTCGCCCATCTGCAGCACCGCGTCGCCGTCCGGGTTCGCCAGAATACCGTTGCGGCGGATACGTTCGATGTAGCAGCCCGTCTGGCGGTAAATCCCCAGCTCGCGCAGATTTTTACCGTCTGCCCATGCCACCAGCTCTGGCCCGACGCGGTAGGCGCGGATCACCGGGAGATAAACTTTACGTTTGGAGTCGGTATCCAGACCGCGCTCGCGGGCGATTTGCTGGGCGCTGGTCTGCAGATCCTGATGCTGCAGTTTTGGCAGGTAGCGTGCGCCAACGATCAGGCTCACCAGACCAATCAAATAGGTCAGGGCATAGCCCAGGCTCAGGTGGTCGAGGGCGGTGGAGAGCTGTTCCCCGGCCATACCGGAGTGGCGCAGGGTATCACCGGCACCCACCAGCACCGGAGTGGAGGTCATCGAGCCTGCCAGCATACCGGCCGTTAGCCCGATATCCCAGCCAAACAGTTTACCCAGCCCTAACGCGATCAGCAGCGCGCTGCCGACCATCACCAGCGCCAGCATCAGATAATTTTTGCCGTCGCGGAAGAAAATAGAAAAAAAGTTCGGCCCCGCTTCCACGCCAACACAAAAAATAAACAGCATAAAACCTAAGTTGAGCGCGTCCGTGTTAATGCTGAAGTGCTGCTGCCCTAATAATAAGGAGACGACTAAAACGCCAATGGAATTACCGAGTTGAACCGAACCCAGGCGCAATTTACCCAGGCAAAGGCCCAGCGCCAGTACCACAAATAATAACAGGATGTAATTCCCATTTAACAAGTCTGCGACGTTTATATTCACGGAGGCTAACTTCTTGTTTACCAGTAAGTTGTTGAATGAAAGGACTTTTTGGGCTACTGTTTTTTGGGTCAGGGAAAAGCGTTAACGCTCCCTGTTTCCTGCTTTATTCCCTAAAACATTAGCTGGCGTGTAGTTTAATCGCATTAGCTACTGACAGCTACTGATTATCGCATCACCCTGTGCGTACTTTGGCAAGGATTGCCGCATTGCTTTATCTGACTGGGCGTCTACCCGACGAAAGTGTATTTGATAGAGATAAGTCAGGAGGATAGGTTGAATATGAAACGAAACTGGGCGGGGGTGATCAGCTGCTTTTTGCTGTTCACGGTCGTATGCATGTCGCTTGCTTTTAACGTGAAAGGGGCATTCAGGGCGTCGGGTCATCCGGAGCTCGGGTTGCTCTTTTTTACCCTGCCGGGGGCAGCCGCCAGTTTTCTCTCCCGTAAAGGGGAGGTGGTGAAGCCACTGCTGGGCGCCATGCTGGCCGCGCCGCTCTGTTTGCTGATGATGCGCTTGCTGTATATCTCTACGCGGAGTTTCTGGCAGGAGCTGGCGTGGTTGATGAGCGCTGTTTTCTGGTGCGCCCTTGGCGCGCTCTGCTACTTATTTGTGCGCAGTCTGTTTCATAACCGACGACACCACAAATAA